TTAAATCTTTAACTTCTGTTTCAAGTTTAGCAAAGTTACCTTGCATAGTAGAATGTTCGATTTTTAATGTTTCTAATTCACTTGATATTGCTTCAAACGCATTTCTATCATCTTGTATTTTTTTGTTTTCTTCTTCAGTCGGCCAAACTAAAATCATTTTTTCAAATTCACTTGTTATTGTAGCTTCAATAGTTTCTTCATTAAAACTATATGTAAATCTACCATAGCTTTTATCACAATCTCCGTCTTTCCAATGACTTTTTTCTACATAAACATACTCATCATCAAAATCAGCAAGCCAATAATAAATCTCTTCAATGATGTCGCCATCATCATCCCTTATTACTTTTGAAGTTAAAGCATTTTTCAATGCTTCTCTTTTTTGGTTATATGTTGCAAACATAGATTCTATTTTATCTGACACATTGTCACCTCCTTCTATGGAATCAGCATTTGATTGATTGTTGTTGTTTGTGAAATACTGAGATATTTTATTATTCAATTCTTCAATCTTAGTGTAAAAATTTTCATTTTTATTTTTAGAAAATTGACCTACTACATTTAACTCAGCTCCCACCATTGCTTCTTGCACATCATCGCCAAGAATCGTAATTCCTAAATATCTATATTTTGTAATATTAATACTTCCGTCTTCATTGATGTCATAATCATCAACTGCGATTTCCATTGAGACAGATTTTTTGGGATTATCTTTTAAAATTTCATATCCATCATTGAGATACTCCTTCCAAAGATATCCTCTACAAAATACGAATTTTTTACCTTCTTCTTCAAGAATAGAATAATTATTTGTTTCAGGTATAACTCCAAGTGGACGTTCCAAATAAATTACTTTTATTCCCTCTTCACCAAAGCTAATTTCAATTTGATGTCCTGCAAAATCCTTTTCATCACTACCATCTATCTTTTTTATATAACCCAATATAGGCTTATTTTTTAAGGACTCTTTAGCATTTTCAATAGCTTCATCAAAAAATGTGGAATTATTTAAATTGAGACCATTATGCATGACTTTAATATCCACGGGAATTAGTGAATCATCAAATGAAAATGATTTATTCTCGGTAATTTCAACTGGTAAACTAAAATATTTTGTTTCCAAATTCTCACCACCCAATCAAAATGTCAACTTATTAGTAATAAAATATTTCTTTTTATCAACTCCTTCAAAATTAAATTTCAACTTATCAAAAACAAAAACTGCTCCATCTTCATCTTCTTTGAGCAGTTTTAAACCTTTGTTTATCAGTCTTTGCTTCAAATCATTATCAACACAATAAATAAACATTACTCTTTACCACCGCCATCCGTTCTGTTTTTATCTTCGTCAACTGATGGTCTTTTAGCATCTCCGCCAGTAGGTGAGTTTGCATTAGAATTCGTGTGTGAAGATTGAAGGGGTATCCACTTATCATAAAGCTCCAAGACAGTATTTTCCAAAAACTCCATACTCTCCATTGACGATTGCGATGCACCCATCGTAACAAACAATTTAGTTTTGTTTGGCAAACCGTATTGTCCTGCTTTTAACTCATCTGCAATTTTTTCTTTCCTATTAAATCTAGTAACATCTAATATATTTATTTTAAATTTATATTTCTTATTATTGAATTTTAATTTTCTATTAATCCATCTTTCAATTTGTCTAAGCATAGTGAACACCGACATCTCGTCCGAAACTATAGATGCTTTTAGTGCAGAATCAGTATCGCTGTTGTCTGCAAATAAATTCTTAGAAATACCAGCAGCAGACCAAAAGTTTTTAATAGCTTCTTCAACCTTATCTGTGCCAACTTTATCATCACTTAATTTAAATAGCTTTACATCATCATAAACTGAAAGCATAAATCCTACTTGATCTGGTAACTCTTGTATAATCTTATTACCAAATTCAATAGCAGTTTTAAGGTCAACTTTAAAATCATTAGCAGTATCACTTTTATCATTAATAGGTATAGTCCCACTAATAATTGCGTAATTCTGCATCTCACTATTTGCCTTTTTTAGTGCTTTATANNACAAATGGAGGAAATGGAAACAGTATTGTTTCATCTGTTTTTATACATATTGAGCGTTCTGAATTTAATTCTTGCCACTGTAAATCTTCTGTCTTACCAGCTTTCCTTGATTTCCTTGAATTTTTATATTTATTATACATAGTTCTAAATTCAGTTGCATAATTATCTAATATGCTTTCATCTCTCTCGAAATACTGAAAATTAAATTTAAAAGTAAAAACACCATCTTCTATTCCAGATATTTTACAATAATCAGGGTCTAATTTTTGTATAAAATAAGAATCATCTGTGCTATACTCATAACCGTAAAAAACACCTTCCCTAAATGCAACTTGTAAACATTTCAACATTTCGTGTTTGATATTCATATTGTCTAATTCAAATAAAGTTTCATTATATGCTTTCTTAAATTGCTTTATATTTACTTTAGAAATATCAAGTTTATACGGTTCAATATACCAGTCTAAAGTTGGAATTTCTGCATGATAATTGCACAACCTTCTATAATGTGGACTTAATATATATAAGAAATTAGATAGATTTCTTAATGTTTTTTCATTTTTTTGTGGATTTTGCAATGCTTCAACTACTCTTTCTTTAGGAAAGCTTTTAAAAAATATGCTGCTTGTTTTCATTGAATCTAAATCAGACATTATTAATCTTGCCAATTGAGAAAAATCTAGTTTATAATATTTTTTTGTTTCTTGTTTTTGTTCAACGACTTGATTTTTTTCAGTTATGATGTTCACCTCCTTAATGCGAGCGCAAAGATGGTTTCTTAAATGTGGATAAGAGTTGATTGATGTCAATGTTTACAGTTTCTTTTTTAATTCTATTGTTTTGTTCTTGTAAGTAAATCCAGAATAGTCCATATTCCAATGCAGAGAACTTATCTTTATTTATGCTTTTACTTATCTCTTTAACTTTAGTTTCATTACCTGTTTGCCTATATTCAAGATTCATTATTTCATCACATAAAATATCTGTCATTATAAATGGTCTTGAAATCTCACTATATTTTTCACTTGTCATCCCTTTACTCTCAAAGAACCTAGATTTTACAGACGATTCACTTTTTAATAATTTTACCTTTTGATTTGATATATTATTTACAAATATATTATGTATATCACTATTTTTCATTTCTTTTCGAGTAGTATTTATGCCAAATATCATAGGAATACTAGTAGATGTCTTATATTTATTATATCTATCATCATTTACCACTTCATAAGCAGGATTTTCATCAATTTCTGTAACTAAATAATCCACCAACCCCATTCCTAGACTGTTTGTATCAACACATACAATAGAAGCTTTAAAATCGTTTACTTTTTTCTTAAGAAATAAAGCCTGTTCTAAAAAATGTGTTCCTTCAAAACTATATATATTAACCAAATGTTTTATATAAGTTCCATCGCCTTTATCTTTTATTTTTATAACTGCTAACGCAGATTGGGCATTAGCCTTACCTTCAGCTCTAGCGACATCATAACTTAAAACGTACATTGCATCTTTATCCATAGCCCTTTCTTCAGGAGTGGTCAATATTCTACATTTATTTAAATCATCTAAAGAAACTAACGAGTCTCTAGAGCTTCCCGTCCAAATACTTTCGTATTCTCTTTGAAAGGCCAATGGACTGAATGTTGGTGATTCCTTTTGCTCATTTACAAAATTAATATCCAATTGATTATGCATACAAGGAAGCTCATACCCACTTCCTAATGCGAAAGCAGAACCGCCCTTTGCCATATCAGCCAATATTTCCCACATTTTTTTAAATGCAAAAGATTGTCTTGTACCGGCAGTTGTCGTATAAAACTCTTGTTTATGAATTTCGTTAGGATCTATACCTTTGCACATTGCAATACGTGAGTTGGCCATCAATGGAATCACAACAGAGTGCAGCATATCACCATCAAATTTATCGTCAGAAATTTCCTCTATACAACCACCATGACGCCTACCCCCACGTTCACTATCCCTCGCTTGCACAACATCAAATCTGCTACCATTTCTAAATACAAGTTTTGTATAATCCTTCGTAAAAGAAAAATACATAATTTCTTCTTTAAGAATGGGAAAAAATTCCCATATTTTTTCAATATTGTCTTGCGATATTTTACTAGCTTGTTGTTTTCCAGGTGCGCATATAAATTTCGTTAAACCAGGATAAAACATACACTGTAAATATATTGCCAATATTGCAGTCCAACTCTTAGCAGTTCCACGAGTTGCTGTTAAAAAAACACGTCTATATCTAAAAAATATGCGTAAAAAAATACGCTGATAAAAATACAGTGAAATTTTTGTATCAGGCGTACTTATATAGTCTATAAATCTATCTGGATAACTTTTCCAATACTCACAAGCTTTTCGCCATTCTTGTTTAACTTCTCCAAATGTTTTAACTCTATAATCAGATGCATTAAACCTTGGAGTATCATCTGTATGATTTGTATTTTTTTTCTCTGGTCTTTTATAATGTAAATAACTCATTTGCCATCACCATCAACTACTTTTGGCGTATCTATAGGAGGTTCAGTTAATATTTGTTGATTAAGTAATTTTAGTGTATAATTCATTATATATTGAATTGTTTTATCAACAATATCTTGATTTTCTTTTATGGGTGCGGGTTTTATAAAACCATCCTTCTCAATCTCTTCAAATATTTGACTAAAACTTTTCATCCCCGAGGCTTCTGCTCCACCTAATTTATCAATAGGTCTTAAGCCTGATGATTGAAGTAATTTTTGATATTCACTATGTGCCTTTGAAAATCCAACCATATCATCAGACTCTAAACATTTATCCATCTTTAATTGTAATTTACATATCATTATCAACGCTTTTTCATGTTGGGGTGTAACAATTGTATGGGTCATATGCATATCATTGTAGAATTTTTCTAAATACATTAACTCACTTTTATTATAATTTTCGCCCCATCTATACAACATCTCAGGTGTAATATTAAAATCGTCATTATTTACGGTATTATAATTATTACAATTCGCACCTTCATCATCGTCATCTGGAGCGAACATACTATTTTTCCAGGTTAAATACCTATTTTGTTTTAGTTTTAAGTTTTTAAAATATTGACCAACAATATCTCCACCACTGTCAACTGATATATGCCAATAATCAATCAAGAATGGCGCATCAATCTGTCTTAGAATATCTTGTAATTTATCTATGTTAATACTACCGTCATCATTGGTAACAGTTTCTTTTATAAATTTTTTACAATATGGATATACTCCATTGTGAAGTTTGTTATAACTAACATAAAATTGAGATTTTCTATGTTTTTGATTACAACCTATACAGAAATGTTCTTCTTGTGCTTTTTTTTTCGCCATTCTTTCACCACCTTTTTCAAAAATAAAAGGCCGTCTTAGGTTATATTAACGGCCAATTTATATTAAATTAATTCTCTTTTTGGAGCAGACAAGGCGAATTGAACGCCTAACCTAGCCCTTACAAGGGGCTTGCTCTACCAATTGAGCTATGTCTGCATGGTGGAGCTAGTCGGATTTGAACCGACGACCTTCTGCTTGCAAAGCAGTGTCTCTTCCATTGAGATATAACCCCGAAGCGGGTAGGAGAATTGAACTCCTATCTACCTGTCTCTTATACACATCTGACGCTGCCG